ATACTGATCTATCCATGACGATGCTCTAGTGATAGCGTTAGTCAACTCAGCATCCTGAGCAGACTGATTCTGACCAGCAACAATGTTGCCATAGTCTAAGGCTGTAGGTGCGTTTTTGAATTCTGCAAGACTCAGGTATGGGCTTGATACTTGTCTTCTGATTGGGCTGATTCCGTTAGCCATTTTCAACTCCACACTTAGGGCAAGTGTATTTCGTAAATACACTAGCAAAGCCACAACCCACACACGCTGATCCGTTTGAATTGAAACCAAATACACCTGTAGCTCTAGTGAAACCTTCAGCGACCATCTGACGAATGTGCTTAGGGTTATCTACATGAACAGAACCTGAAGCATCAGCATCATACTTAACTGTCCCACGCTCTGTGGTCACATCAATACCTTTGACACCATCATTAGGCACTAGTAGGCGTTCCATAAATTTATACCTTCCTGTTAGGTGTAAAGGTGGGACTGCACCATAAGCACAATCCCACCTTCCACGACCTGATCAGCGATTAGGCTGACTTGATACCAGTTACTACACCGTTCCATGCTGGAGCGTATCCAACAAATGTGCCACGGTAGTAAGTTGAGAACTCGTAGGCGAACTGAGTTACAGGCCATTGAATTCCCATGTAGTCCTGCACATTCACAACTGCCCAAACATCAGACACTTCGGTGTCAGGAATAGGTAGTGTGTAAGACAAGACAGGTGCGACACCCTGAGTTAGCCATGGGTGAACAGTTAGGTCAACTAGTTTACCTGTGATCTCATTGTGTAGACCACCGATAACTGCACCACCAACATAATCTCCAGTCTCAGACTGAGTTAGGTTTAGACGGTAGTTAGCTGTTGATCCGTTCTTGATAGCATCAGACAACTGCTTGCGGTCTCCACCGTTTAGCAGAATCTCATCTGGGTCAGCCTTTACAGAATCGTAAAGTGACTGGAAGATAGCTTGGAACTCTGCACCAGGATTAGCGGTTGAGAACTGAGAGTTAATCTCATTTACAGTTCCGCCAGTCTGAATCTGAGCCAAGATACCATCGTAACCAGTTGCGTATGCAGATGTGTCACCTGTGATGGTAGATGCTAGTGTGCCTGTGGTGTTGAAGATTAGGTTGTCATTAGTGTTAACCAATGATGCAGAACCCTGCAGAACACCTGTTAGAGATGAGATGCGACCCACATAGTGAGCGTTAGCAGATCCTGTAGCAGTTCCAACATAAACCTTACTTCCCAATGCACCAACAACATTGTTCACGCTGATGGTCAAAACCTGACCAGCGGTGATTGCCTGAGATGCGACTGTTGATAGAACAGACTCACCGAAAGCACCTGCATCGCTTGTTGCGTAAACATAGTAAGTGGCTGCACCTAAACCTGTTTCACCTGTGGCTGCAGTTCTTGCACCTAGTGTGACGGTTGGAGCAGACAATGCACCTGACAGACCTGATGCTGTTCCACGACTGAACAGAAGTTGTCTTTCTTCCATAAGCATGGTTGCATACAAGGTTGATGTTGATGACAACTGGCGTAGGTCTTGGTAACCCTGACCTGAGAAGTTAGCATCAAATGAAACGCTGTCAGATAGAGAGTAGCTGAAGTAAGGAACTACAACATCATCAGCGGTAAAGCTAATCTTAGGTCCACGCTCAAAAGCAAGTGATCCAAAAGTGTTGGTTGTAGTTTCAGTAATTCCAGGCCAAATGTTTCCCTGACCACCTGTGCCAGTTCCTGTGTAACCTGTGATTCTCTTGATGCGGTGGCTTGTGCCAACACCCTTCTTACGAGCAATCTTGTTACGAAGTGGAGTTGGTCTAGGTGTCAGCAACTTGGCTGGAGCTTCTAGATCAAAAGCCGCAAAGGAACTTGATAGTGGGTTAGTAAGGGTAATGTCCTTGATCATGTCTGCAGTTACTGCTCTCTGAGCAGATAGTGCAGAGTTCAATCCTGCTACCGCTTCTGCAGAGAGAGACTTGTTTGCAACTAGTGCTTCAATCTGTGCAGTAGGGTCAGCAACAGGTGCTTGACCAGGAACATTGCTTGGGTTAGTTAGAGACTTGTTTAGAGTATCTAAATACTCTTCCTGTCTCTGGGCAGCCTTTTTCGGAGATACATCACCGAATAGGTCTGTTGCTTTTGGTGTAGATGCCATTAGCGATTTCCTTTCTCCGCTTTTTTGCGAAGGTCATTAGCTAGGTCACGGTAACCCTGTGCGAGAACAGGATCAGTCGCTGACTGTGCTTTAAGTGAATACTCAGATGCCTTAGTTAGTAAGTCATTTGAGTTGGTTGCTTTGGTCAGAGCAGACCGTTTAGGGCCACCTGCGACTACTGCTTTCTGAGCGGTCTCTAAGTCAGCCTGTAACTGTATCGCTTTCTCTTGCTCTGCCTTTAATGCAGACTGCAATAGAGTGATCTCTTCAGTTACAGCATTCTTAGCTGATGCCACCGCTTTGTCTATGATGCTGGATACCACGCCATCATCGGTAGTCAAATCTTTGTTTTCTGGTTGTGCTGATTTGATGCTGTCACACTTACATACCTTAGAGTCACAGCCCTTAGCATCTGCACACTTCTCACAGTCACACTCACATGAGTCTGCGGATGCAGATAGATAAATGCCTTCAGCATCATCATCTACTAGTGCAGGATCAGGTGATGTCACTTCGCCTTCTTCAACTTCACCTGCATACCAATGGAACAGGTGCTTGATGGACTGCAACAATTCTTTGATGCTTTCACGCTCATCGCTACCCTGTTTCTGCTCATTGGCTTCAACAATGATTAGATCAGATAGTGCTTCTCTAGCACGGTCAAATGTGGCTTGGTCAAATTTAGTTAGTGTAGGCAGGATGCTCTTTACTTCGTTGATTAGCTCTACAGCCTGAATGTCTGCATCATCTAATACTTCTGCTACATCTGGTTCTAGTGCATCCACCTGGACTGGCTTAGTCACATCATCTGCAACTACATCAGAAACAACATCTGATACCTGATCTGCAATTGGCTCTGCATCTGCAATTGGCTCTGCATCTGCGACAGATACATCTGCTAAATCATCGCTCTTATTTACAAGGCGAGCTACATCCGCTGGACTTGGGATGCTGTTCTGCTCTACTGCCATTAGTTCTCCATCGTTAATTGCTTTCGCTAACATAAGTTTAGCGTTCGGATTTGCAGGTCTGTCCACTAGAGACACTTCTACGATTTGTCCATCTATGATGCGACCATTGCTGGCTTTATCATCTCTAATAACTCTCGGTGATCTAATGCCAATACTAAAACCTTTTAGAACACCAGTCTCAACCTTTTTGACTGATACAGGATCAACAACTAGAGCAGTAATATAGTGACCATCTGCCTTGCTCTCATAGTCTGTTGCGACACCTGCAGCAATGTTGCTGTGTTGCTCACGAACATTTCCACCTGATTGAAACCAGTCAGGCATCGCTCTCTTAAGCCATAACTCATCACAGATCTGATTGTCAATGTCTATAGAGTCATCGGTAGCCTTACCGAATACTTTTAGAGTGCCATCGGCTTGTTTCTCTTGCTTGATGATGGCAGCATAGCTGGTTGCGAAATCAATCATAATTGTTTTATCTTTCTTCTGTTCATCTCTAAGAATACCTTTAGCCCAAGACCATCCAGCATCGCCACCCCATAACAACCATGCGATGTATCCTGCAGAATCCTTGCCCCAACCTTCACCTTTTTTATCCACTTCATGTCTAGCAAAGTATGAGTTCATTCTTTTGATAGTGTCTAATGAAATGTTTGTTCCATTAGATAAATCTCTGGCTCTAGCCACACCAACATCTGTGCCACCACGGTTGTATTTAGCTCTAAGTTCTAATCCCCGTTTAGCGTTTGATTGCACATCTGATGGTGGCTTGAAACTCACTATCTAAACCTAACCTGAGTAGATGGCAGATACATAGCCAGATGGTGATGTTGCACATACTGCATACAACTCATCTCCAGCATTCAACCAGATCTGCAAAGATCCTGCAGTAGCTAAAGCGTTACCAACTGTCGCACCTGTGGCGGTGAGAGAAGAATCACCCAAATAGATAGTTGCACCTGTGTTATTAAAAATCTGAACAGCGGTCTGTTTGACACCTGTAGGAACTTTCAGAAGAAGATTAACAGTAGTGCCAACTTGAGTGTTGATGTGTCTTAGTGCCATAGATTATCCAATCTTGATTGTATAGGCTGATGCAGACTGTTGACCGAGTAGCCATAAAGCCATCAATCTGTGGTGTCCATCTATTATGATACTCTCACCCTTGACAACAGCGATGAGTGGCAGAGACCTAAAAGGTGTTATCGCCTGACCCATGTTCTCAATGTGCTTTCTAACTTTCTTTCTTCGCAACCATTGATCTGTTCCGACTAGCTCATCTAAATCAAAAACTTGCACAGTCGCATCATCCCACTTGTTAGGATCCACAGTAGGCACAGGCACAACCTGCCATGGTGACTCAACATACTTTTCTGGGTCATCTATCTCAGGATGAGCAGGGTTAGGTAGTATCTCTAAGCGACTCAACGCTCTCTCCACTTCTAGTGGACCAGGAACACCTTTCTCTATAGTCGCTGATAGTTCTATAGAGTCATCGGTCTCAACATCATCACCTGTGAATGCTGGCACAGGAATAATCACACATCTACAGTTAGTATGTGCAGGTGGCTCTGTGATGCCATCCCCAAAATCTTCACCTATAGGTCTCTGCTCACCATCAAACTCTGCACACAAATCGCAAGGCTCTAACGCTTGCCATTCCATGAGTTCCACACCTAGATCGCGGTAGTTATCCATAGCTCCATTAGATAAGGCTCTCTTCATTTCTGTGTTGGCGATAGTGTATGCACGAACAGGATCTGCTACGATGTCTGTCAAGTTTCTGGCTAGAGTGTCAGCCGATGAACCTAGTTTCAGGGCATCAGCCAACCTTGTGCCTATACGGTTGATGGTGGTGGCGTTTAGACCTGAGATGGTGGCGTTGGCTTTATCTAGTAGAGCCTGTAAACCACCTTTTGGTCTGACCAGTAGTTCACCGAGATTGCCACCTGGACTCCATGATGACCAGTCAATAGTTATCTTGCTAAATATGTCTTCACTATCTGATGCTTTTTTGATGCGTTGAAAAGCGACAGCAGCCTGAGCAGAGTCAGTTCCTAACAGGTATCCTGCACCATAAATGTTGCGGAGAGCAGTCAACACATCCTGATCAGTAAATCTGACATGGACTGATGCCCACTCTCTTGCCTGTTGTGGTGTAGTCTCACCACCTGCAGGATGTGTAGCAGTCCAATCATCAACTATCTTTTGAATGTCAATAGATTTAGACATGGCATCACGCAAGTCAGATGAGTAGGATGCGACTGTGCGAGTCAATGCTCCATCTACCTGATGCCAAAAACTCATTGCAGGTAACGCTCCGCATACCATCTAGCACCATCAAAGTCTCCGATAGCTACGAACTTGTTTAGAGTTTCAGCGTAGACATCTGGCATCGCTTTGAATGCAAATGGTCTAGTAGGTGATTTGCGTAGCCATCTTAGAAATGCTTTAGTCTCTTGGATAGCACTCTTGTGTGCCATCAAATCTAGACTTTCATCACTTCCATCTGCATCGCCTGAGTCATCAGGCGTATCTGCAGGTGACTCATCTGGTAGTTCTGCCTGTGAGTTCGCTGGCTCTGCTATAGATGCTTGACCAGAGTTATCGGTGTTGATGCCACCTGTGCCTACTGGGATGAGTCCATCATCGGTGAGAGTGAAGACTGCAGATCCTGTAACGAATAGTGGCTGATCTGCCAGCGGTGAGTCTATAAGTGGGAGACCTTCTTCTGATCGTGCTTCATTTAGAGTGAGTCTGCCACCACGGATAGCGTTATCTAAAGTCTGTCCGATAGCCTGTGAGTCTTTGCGTTCTGATGGCATGAATCGAAACTCTAGTTCTCTAGGCATACCTAGCCACACATAAGACATCTGAGATAGCATCCTAGCGACCCATTGTGATAGTGGGATAAGTCCAATCACTTCACTAGAGTTAGCTTCGCCAGACTGATGACCTGCACCACCTAAACCAGACTTAGGTGTGAAACCAATTTCTGTAGGTAGCACACCAAAGTGACCACAGATGCTAGTGACTAGGAACTCATCTAAAACATCCTTAAACTTTTCGCCATAGCCATCAAAACTTACAGGGTCTAAACCTGCAGGTAGGATTCTAGCTCGCTTGCGTTGCTCAGTCTGACCAGCCAAATCATCATTCAAGATGTTCTCGTAGGCTCTGAGCAGATCAGGGTTGTTACCAAAGTTGGCATCTGTTTTGAACATGAGTTCTGGTAGCACACCATCGGTGTATTCTGCTCGCAACCATTGCTGTCTGCGAAGATAAATGTCTGCCAAAGGTAAGGCTCGCTCTACAGGTGAGAGTCCATAGATGGTGGTGGTTCTGCGGTTACGAATCATGTATTGCAGTTCATCGCTAGTGAACTCACCGTCTACATCTTCACTTTCAGTAGGTGCAGAGAACTCTGAGCGTGGGAAACCGTATAGGATCTGTTGGAACGCTGGCTGTGGTGGTAATGGTCTCATACCACGGTCATCTATAAGTGGCTTGATAGTAGCACCGTCTAGCACCTGCACTCCACGAAGGTCACCTTTGACGGTCTTTTGTGGCCATACTGCCCATGCATCTAAAACTAGGATGTCTTCCAAAGCCATGTTGAGCCAGTCAGCGAAGATGAGTCCGTTGCTTAGGTCTGGCACTTCCCAAAACTGTTTGGCTCTGTTGATCTCAGCCGAGAATTTATCTTTAGCAAGCGACATAGCTCTAACTCTGTTTGTCTCACCTGTGTCTGCTATGACTTTCTCTACAGCATCTTGACCTAAAACGATGTCCCACTCTAAACCAACCATCTTCTGTTTCAGCACTTCAACGCATCGTCTTAGGATGTCTATCTGATCTGATGCTGCCCTAAGTGTTTTGAATGGCACTAGGCGTGTCTCAGTTATGTTGATGTTCTGAGCTACTTGATATTCGTATCGTCTAGGGTCAGGTCTGCCATCTGGTCTGACTGGGTTGATAGCTCCAGGAAGTAAAGGTAGTCCAGGTGTGAAAGGCACATTGGCGAGATTAGGGTCTCTCGGTAACGCTACGGTATTTCCGTATGAGCGTTGCTGTTGCATCTGCCATTCTGGGATTGGTGCTACATCAGGTGTGGGTGATGCTTTAGTTATTTGGTCTGCAACTTTTTTAGCGATGTTGTCTAGTATGCCCATGTGTTTTAGTTTCCAATCAACGCTTGTATCTCATCGGATGTTAATCCAAGTTTAGTTAGTTTGTCTATTGCAGACCGTTTAGCTTTTTCTTCATTTGATTCTGGAACATCTGCCACTTCATACTGATCAACAATGTTGTTATTTGGTTTGTCA